GTCGTCGTGTCGTCGTAAAAAAATGGGTCTGTGTGGTCTGTTGGTGTGTTGTCTGTGTTTGCGCGGCGTGCTGTGTTTACTGCGTGGTTTCTGCCGGCGATTTTTTGGTGGTTGGCTCGTGCTTGATCCATGGAGCCACGTCGACTGTTGCAGCGGTGGTGGGCTGGTTGAAGGTTTGAGAGTGAGTGGTCTCCGCCTGCCATGAGTGGTATGATGTGGTCTGCTGTCCACTTCTGTCCTGGTATGTCGCCGTGTCCGCAGATTGCGCAGGTGAGTTGTGTGCCGGCGAGGATGGTTTTGCGGTTGCGTTGGTATTCGGGGTGTGAGTATGGGGATGTCATGTGTTGTTCTCCTACCGCCCTTGGACTGCGTCCTGCGGTTGCTTTCATGTTATGCACATAGTTGTCTCGGTGCTTGCCCCCCACACTTCGAGCCAGTAGCTCAGGCTGCCGGATGTTCTAACAACACCAGTGGACGGACACCATACGCATTTGTGACGTTTGGACGCTGCACCCCCCAGCTCATAGGCAGGGGGCTCTACCCACGTTTCCGTGTGTGTTTACCAACAGAGTGCAAACCCCTATGTGGCCATGGTTGTATTCAGTTGTGCGATGGTGATGGGTGAGCCGTTCGCGACGCTTTTAACGCCCGTGAATCTGGTGCTCGCACTCACCCATCGATTATCTAAAGACCAGACAATCTCTTCGCTATGTCCTCTAGGTCTTTAGGACGCCAAACATACACCTCGGCACCGTTGCGGTGAAGCAGACTCAGAACTTTTACCTGGTGAGGTGCAACCTTGCCTGAGTTCGTTTTAAGTTCGGCATAGATCACACCCTTTTCTTTCAGTGAGATAAGGGTTAGGTCTGGCATGCCGGCGAGTCCGCCTGTGCCCCATTTGTTTCCGAGGGCGTTGCGTGTGTTGTATCGCATGGGTGGTACATGGTGGACTACCCAGCCGTAGAGGTTGGCGAGGTCTATGACTTGCTGTTGAAATAGACGCTCAGGCATTTCCATCAGAAGGGTTCCTCTGGTGTGTCGTAAACAGGGGCTGGTTGCTCTCCTGCTTCAAGACGTTTCAGCTCGTCAATGTAGGCAGACGCTTGACGCTTGGTCATGCCATCAAGGTTGGTTGGTGGTGTTTTCCCCATTGATTTGCAGACGGCGCGGATCATGTTGCGTTGCTTATCGCTCGCAAGGTCACCGTTCTCTGTAATCACAGTTGCCCCAGATGTGCGCTGCACCTTTTGCATTTCCTCGCGTGATGGCTTTTTAGTCCAATCGCTAGGCAAGAAACCTGCAGCTGCTAACGCTCGGCCTTGCGCCGATGTAGAACAGTTCTCAATTCGACTTGTGGCGTTTACGCCACGTTCTGAGTAATGCTCTTCTGCGTAATCGCTGGACACTGCTGGTGCTGTGCTATCGAAGTAAACAGTCGCTTTCACGATGCATCGTTTACCGTCGTCAAACACCAACTCTGTGTGGATAGCCCCACAAGGATGCTCAGTCCAGAAACGCGCAATTCGACTTGCTACTGGTTCGTATTCGTCAAGATTAAATGCCACGGAATTCCTCCTCAAATGGGTTCTTAACGATCCAGTCGACAATTTCGACATAGGACTTTTCAAACTCTGTCGCAGCAGTTTCCCGCGTTAACGACGGATGCCATGCCGGCGAGGTTTTGATGTGGCTTAGTTCTTGAAGTCGTGCGGATGCTTCGTAGAGCCATTTGGCGCCTATGGAGTCTCCTGAGAGTTCGCGGTCTGTTGCGAGGTTGCGTAAACGCTGGGCGAGGGCTTCGTCAGAGAACGCCATTAGCGGCCGCCTTCTTAGCGAGGCGCTTCTGTCGAGCCTCTTCCTTCTTCTGTGCTGCCTTCAGTGAGGTCATGCCTTCAGCAATGAGAGGCTCAACGACTTTACGAAGCGTGACTGCCAAGGTCTTGTCTCCGTCTCGAAGTTGCAGGTGGACGATTGCGGTGTACTCCTCTGGGGTGAGCCGAAGGGCAACCGAGTGTGGTTTCAGAATCATAGTTTCTCCCTATGTGTTGTGTTTACTGACCTGAGGTTACACGCCAGTTAGATGCACCTTTGCCATCGGCCCACAAGACGCGAGCCACTTTCAGGTTGCAAGAAGGGTCTGTCAGTGATCGGATTACTTGACGCGCTGGCCGTTTACACGTGCGAGCAGTCAAGCTCCTGTGGCCTGAGTTTATTTGCAGAAGACCGACATCATAAGAACGAACCGCCGAACAATTCTTGTACGTAGGTGCCGGCGATAGCACACAGTCGGTGTGGTCGGTTCCTTGTCGGTAGTTCCAACCAATCGCAGATGGTATCCCTCTGGACTCACGCCAGCAGATGCGGTCGAAGACCGCCACGGGTAGCCCGTACTGACGGAACATGGCGTGCCACTGGGGGCACTTCCATTCTTTTGCAGCTGATGCTGACGGGGCTTGGATAAATACGGCGAGTAGTGCGAAGCACAGCGATACACGTTTAATCAACCTTTTCTACTTTGATAGGCGACCCCCACAACTGCCCCTTACAACGGCGCGTGGCCACTGTGGTGCGGATGATCAGGTCAGGGTTATGAATGTCACGAAAGATTTGAACCAAAACTAGGTCGTCTGCTGACCTTAGTTCCGCATACAGGAAAGTGGGTATCAGAGTCATAGTTCACACAAGTCACGATCTGCCTGGTTCCAGTCGTACGGCGGTTCGGTGTATTCCCCGTCAGTGCTCAATTCGACATACAAAGCATGAATAAGGGCGCCGAAAAATAAACCAATAAAGAGTCCTAAGAAATACATCACGGAATTGCCACCCACACGATTGCAGGGTTCCCCGAGCGCGTATTACGTCGCCGGCCTGAGTCCTGTAACCAGCCGTCACGAGCCAGGGTGTTGATGGCTGGGGTGGCTGATTGGACTAGAAGTTGCAGACGGTCGCAGATTTCGTCACAGGTCATACCGCCTCTTCTAAGCGTCTCTTCGTAGATTGCGCGTCGTTGACACCCTGTGCGTCCTAACGCGCGTCTAGCGGCTTCCTGTGACGTCTCCTGAGGCCCTGAGCGTGTCACGTTGCGGTCAATGCTTGGACGCTCCCCAATGCCGGCGAATAGTGGTAGGTCTGTGAGGTTCATTTAGTCTCCTTGTTTGTGGGGCGCTTGGTCGCCCGTGTAAACACAGTAACCGCTGTGTAAACGCATGTCAAGCATTGCGGGGGCAGGGGGGCTGGTGAAAGGGAGAAACAAACCAACCCCCCCTAACTCGCGCGAGGTGTCCAAGCCTCAAGCACAAGCGTTCTACGGCTTAGGGAGTGCTCTCCATGCAGCCTCAAATGCTTCTGGGCTTTCCCAGTCGTTAGAGATTTCAACATGTAGCCAGGTGCCCCCAGGGGTGCCAGCAGAACTAGCTAGGTCTTTATAGATCACAACGCCTGCCATGCCTGCACCGCGAGAGCAGCGATACCCACGGCCATACTTGCCGTAGGCGTAATCATGAACTTCACAGATGCGCAGCTCTTCGCTGTACTTCATGAACCAATCAAACGCCTGTACAGCCTTAGCACGAGCGTCCTTGGCGGTGCCGTACCCAATGTCCACAGCAAACCCTGTTGCGTGAACACTGAGATTGTTACTGCCTCGCATCTGGCGGTTTGCATAAATGCCTAAGTTGCTAAACCCCCAACGTCGTTTGCAGAGATCCATCAGCTTCTCGGTGACAGGTGAGGCTTTTTTACCATCCCACGCAGGGTAGAAGGGATACTTACGGGGCATGAGGTGGCTCCTTTGGTCTCGACTTCAGGCCGTTAGCGCTGAGTACGCCGGCGAGTGAGCCGGTCATGAATACGCAGAGGGTGGAGACGAGGTCGATGAAGGCTGCGTCGTTGGGGGCTTGTTTGTTGATTGGTTGGGTGACGAATACGAGCGCGTAGAGCATGACCATGACGGATAGGGCAAACACGATGGCGAGGGTGCAGCCAATAATGAAGATGAGCCTTGCGTGGATCTCTTCCGGTGTGTGGCGCTTGTCAGGGTGTTGTCGTAGTGACGGGGGCATTTGTCATTTCCTTAGGCAGTAGGTCTGATGTGCAGGTGTCTGCTGCGTTGCACATTGGGGGGACGCATTCGACTGCTTCCCAGTTGACGGGGTCTTGGCATGGATAACGGTATTTGCCCTGCCACCCACAGCTACTCAGTAGGCAGGCTAGGACTATCAGCGATGCGCGCTTCATGGGCCGTTACTTCTTCGGGTGTCATCTCGCGCACTTCGTCGTCGATTTGGATGAGTATGGGCTTTGGTTCTTCAGTCATGGTTAGTTCCTGTATCCGTAAACACGGATGGTGCCACCCGTGAGAGTTCCTGATGCTGGCAAGAGCGTGAAACTTGTGTAACTGCTAGCGACTCTGTGTTCCCCGTTTACAGTTCCAAAGTTGTTGTCGTTTTGATACTGCCCATTTCTTAGTTTTGTGTAGGCGCTTAAAAACGGACCGAACAAGTCAAAAGAAGCATGAGTTGCTTGTCCAGCGGTTGCACCGCCAACCCACTGCCATAGACTTGCATTCGTTTGACCTGCAGCGCTAACGGTTCCAGAGTTACTTGCCTGAAATTGTAAAGCTGAATAATAACCAGTTGATGAGCCGCCTATCGTCAGGTCAATGTTTACCCCTGCCGATTGTGTTCCACCGGTGTAAATAATGCGGTAATTGTCGTAGTCGGCGCTGAACGCACCCGTGACGGTCACGCTAGAAACGCCAGTGCCGACGGTCTGCGACTTCACAAGCCACAAGCCGACAGCGTTCATCTGTGCAGCAGTAAGGATTGAACCGCTAGTAAATGTGGGGGGAGTAGCCATGAGTTACCAACCTAATCTTGATGTATCGAGAATGCCGAAATTAAACGAATCTAAAGTAAAAAATTGATACAGCGTTACTGGAGAAAGAAACAAACGCACAGAAGTTTCCGAAGAACTGATGTCCATAGAAAACCCTTCGGTAACTACTTGCTCAGTTGTAGTTGTCGCTGATCCTGGAAGTCTCCATGTCAAATTAAAAAGTCCTGTATAAGACATAATGTTCAAGACTGAACCAACTTGGGTTCCATCGTTTGCTCTGTCAGTAAACCCAACTTCAAAACGGAGAGAATTTGGATCTGATTGGGAGTTAGCAATCCATTCGGCAAGGCCAAGGGCTTGCGCATTGGTGGCATCTTCAGAACTAACTGAGTAATAGTTTGAGCCGTAGGCAGCGATGCTTGTGGGGTTTTGCCCAACTTGTTCTGCGCCACCAGTGGGCGTAACCGTCACATTGTTCATGAAGTTAAGGCCTAAAGCGGTTCGACTAAACTCTTGATAACCAAGATTAGAAATAGAGTCTGTATTACTTAGGCCGATGCTCCCAACGCCGGCATTTGAAACAGATGAGCGACTCCAAAAATAAACACCAGTGTCATAACATGCGAGCCGTCCACGCTCTGTAGACACCAGTTGATTGAGGCGCTGCATTGGTGCACCCTGAAAATTGGAGGCTGAAGCAATTGAGTCCCCAACAGACACGGCATAAATAGTGGGGTCGATTCCTGTTTCGTTAAGTTCTACTGCTTGTGCCGTCGTATTGGTTTGTGTCAAGGACTTAGTAACTAAGTTTCTGCCCAATCGAGCGATGGCGTCAGAACAAATAACAGTAGCCGTCGACAAGCCTGTATTGCCTGGGTAATCGTTAAATTGAATTTCGTCAACGTAATAAACAACTCGGTAAGTATCAGTTGAATTTTGTAAACGGATTTTATCGTTCATCTGAAAACCAGATGCCTGATTGCTTTGGTTTTTGATTGTAAACGTGAGACCGCCACCGTTATACACATCCATGTAAGTAGCACGACCAAAATTGACATTTGCAGATACAACATTTGATGCAAAGGAACTGCTAGTCCTGAGGTTAGTAAACACCCACGGAATCTGATACCCAGCCATTATGGGTTACGAATCTTGATAGGCACAGGGCCAGACGTACGCACATACTTCTGCAAAGCAGCAACGACAGAAGCAGGATCAGCACTAGTCACCGTAATGTTCACCGTCGTACCAGTATTCACAGCCCTAGCCTGATTAAGCAGCCCCATGTCGCCGGCAATAGCACTAGTGCCAAGCCCCATACCCGCTGCGTCAAGTTGTGCAAGATCAGCATTCAGACTGCCAACGGTCATACCCCCAGTGCCAGCCAAAAGATCTGCGGCGACTTGTGAGCCAGCGACAGGGCCAAGGTTTAAGAGCTGTGCCAGACCTGACTTTTGAAGTCCGATTCCGATGAGCTGTTGAAGTTGACTGGAGAACTTTTTAGCGGAAGCAATTTGTTCGGCAAACTGTTGTGAATACGTTTTGCGCTGAGACTGTGCACTATTCAGGTTGTTTTCGGCTGCTGTAACACGCTCAGTGGCTGCAGCCATTTGCTCTGTGGTATACAGCCCAGACTTCTGAAGTTTGTTCAATTCTTCGTACGCAGCCATGCGCTCTTTAAGCGCGTCTTGGTATTTGATTTCAGAGTTTGTTCCGTCAGCCACTGCTGAAGTCAAAGAAACCCAGCCACGCACCACATCTGCAATGCCATCGGCGTATTCCTGAAGAGTGTCTTTAGCCTGCTGAATTGCTCTCTTAGTGTCTTTATACAACTCTTTAGCAGCATCTTTGATTTTGTCTTGTTCTGCCTTAATTTTGTCGGCAACTGCTTTTGCTGCAGCGGCCCTTCTCTGTTCGCCCTGCAGAAGTAAACCCTGCAATGACAAGGTGGCTTTAGCGAACTGGTCAGTGGCCAAAGCAGCAGCCTCGGTCGAATCTGCGTAGTCGATGTTTGCGTCTGTGGAACTCATGACCTGGTAGGTGATTACTGCCAAGGCTGCAGCGCCAGCCACAGCTGCAGCGATACCAACACCGGTAGAGATCTGGACTGCGAAGCCAGAGACGGCCAAGGCTTTGTTTACAAGAGTGGTCACGACTGCAACGGCTCGGTAAGCAATCATGGCGCCCTTCAAAAGCACAAGTCCGCCAGTAATCAAAGTAAACGCTGTAAGCAACGCTGCTACTTCGGTTGAGTTTTGCTTAACAAATTTTGCCATTTTTGACAGCAATGGCACAACGGTTTCCAAAATGGGAAGAAAGCCAGCGCCAAGTTCCGCAACGGTATCTGACAGTTGGGCTTTGAGAATTTTCTGCTGGTTAGCGGCACCCTTTGAAGTTCTGCTGAAGTCACCCTGAGCGTCTGTGGTTTGCGCAAAAATTTCAGCCTGTGCAGCCAAAACCCTAATTTGCGGACTTAACGCGCCAGTCGTACTTTCAATAAGCCCCAAAGCAAAAGCACGATTTTTAAGCGTGGCTTCGTCAAGCAACACACCAAATTGTCTGATTGGTTCAGACTCACCACGCAACGCAGCGCCGATAGCATTGATGGCTTGCTCAGGGGTGGTGTTCTTAAACGACGCCAAGTCAGAAGCCAACACTGTGAATTCAGTTGAGAACGTGGCAAGGTCAGTACCCGACAAGCCTGCTGCTTTACCTAGGCTGGCAAACGTGGACGCAGCACTCAAAGCCTGTGTTTGTGACTGTCCAATCGACTGTGCAGCGTTCGCTGCAAACCTGAGCACCTGTTCAGAGGCTGAACCAAAAACCACCTTGATCTGGTTGGACTGTTCAGCCAGGTCAGAGGCTGCCTGAGTGGCTTTGAAGATTCCCGCAGCTGCAGCAGTAAAACCAGCAGCAGCCGGCAATGCCACCTGGCTAATAGCAAAGGATGCTTTTTGAGATGCAGTCTTTAACGACTCAAACTCTTTAATGACGCTTTTAATGCCTTTGAGGTTTGCGTCTGTGACAATGCTTAAAACAACACTCATCGTGGTGACGCCTTCAAATTGCGGTTTACAGCGTTGCCAACAGTGTTAACGATCTCAAGCATTCCGCGTTGGATCTCACCTTCATGGCGTTCAAACGCTGGGTACATAATGCGAGAAGGACGGCCGTGCTTCTCCGCCAACCGGTCACCCAACACGTTTCTATTTTTACGGCCTGCCATGTCATACACAGTATTCGCCATGCCCTGCCACTTGACTGCAAAAACGGCCAAATTACGAACTACCCCACCAAATTCTTTTGGTCGCCTAGAACTAACTGTTTGCTTGACCATGGTGGAAGAGACACTTCCATCCCATGGGAACATCTTGAAACCACTATTTGTAACCCAGGTGCGCGACATACCGGACAGCGGCGCTTCCTTTGGAATTTGACTACGGATGTCATCAGCCAAAGGCTTAGTGAGCTTTTTATAATCTCTGGTGATTTGTAAACGTAAACGACGGTCAACGCTGTTGAGTTCAGAAAGCGCCTGCTTGAGTCCGTAGATTTCGAACTGAACTCCGACTGTCATCACTTGTTGCTTTCGTTTAAGACCTTTACAACCGTCATTAAATCATTCTGGTCAAAGTCAATTTGTGGAGGCCACCAGCCAGTAGCAACTAACAGCTCTGCTAGAAGTCGTCGCTGGGTGCCTCTTGGGTAGGGTTTTCGGCTTCGTTGTCAATCACTTCCACCTTGTCCACTTTCTTAATGAAAGAATCAAAGGCTGCGTCTACCACGACGTTTGAAATCTTGCATGCTTCATAAGCAATAAACGCGAGATCCTCAGCGCCGATGCCCGTGGCCATCTGGGTGATTTTGGTTTTGTATTTGCGCTCCCACTGGGTGATTACCCAGAGGTTGCTAGTGACGGTTGCTTGTGTACCGTCTGTGAAGTCCACACGGAGTGTGAGTTTCATTTTGTTTCTCCCTTAGTTGTTAAATCAGGACACGTCGACTGAGTAGGATCCACCCTGAATTGTAATGTCAATGGTGGACAGTTCACCCATTGTCGCGTTAAGGACTGGCAATGATGCGAGGTAACAACCTGTCAACTTAAAGCCTGGGTTTGTCGTTGAGTAAGTGCCAGCAGTTGAAGGTGCAGCTGGTGAGACAATGACGTCAAACTGTGTACCCACCAAACCGGAAAGGGTGGCGTACGTCTCTGATGCTGCGTAGCTCATGTAGAGGGTGAGGGTGAGTTCATTTGATTCTAGCCCACCCACGTAGAACCTTGAAAGATCTCCGAAGGCGGTGCTTTCCAGGGCCTCAACCGTACGAACCAACGATGCCGCTGAACATTGATCTCGCAGCGTAATGGTCGAATTAATGAGAACGTCTGGGTTAGACAAGTATGTGGATGTGGTGGCAGTCATGGGGTTTACTCCTCGGTGAGTTCTTGCTTGGGTTCTGTTTTAGCAGATTTTGTGGATGCTTGGGGGGCTTCAGAGATGAAACCTGCCTTCAGCAAATAGTCCAGCACCTTCTCGGTGATGTACTTATTGATCTGGAGCTTCTCGCCGACAGTGCCGACGCGGTGTGAGTTTACGATGTAATCAGTCATGATGTTTGAGCCTGCAATGCAATAGTGAGATCGTACGTTCCAAAGTCTTGTCCGCCGATGTTGGTTACTGATGGCCGTCCGTCAAGGACTGCCACGTTCTTTGTGAGCAACTCAGCAGCAATGTTGAGCAACACACGCAGTCCATTTAGGTCTACCACATTTGAGCCGATAATTCGAACAGGAAATGTCATACGGACGATGTTGTAGTTAAGGGCGTCAAAGGACGGAGCGTCAATGAAGGCGCATGGAGGGTTGATGTTTTTCGGATCTGTAACAATGCGTAAACCAGTAATCGTGGAAAGCGTTGTAGTGAGGTCGTCGAGCGCCTCGTTAAAGAGATCCGTGTAAGCCATTAGGCGACCTGTGGACGATTGATGCCCAGGAGCTGCATCACCATTGGGGAAACACCTGTGGATGGTGGGGCGCCCATTCCGTCAAAAGTGGCAAGCGTTGTGTAACTGCCCTTCTGGCGGAAATAGGCAGCGCCAATCATGATGGTGCCCAACTTGACGTCACCTGATGGCACAGTCGTGAGCGAGTCTTGAAGGTACCCGGCTTCATAACGACGGCGATAGGCAAAAGCGTTACAAGCTGCAGCGCACTGCGTCAGGAACGCAGCTTCTTCTGCAGTGGCCGTAGCAATGCCGACGTAGTCCTCGATGTCCGTAGATGTCACCCAGGTGCAGGTGAGCGTCCAGGTGCAGGTACCTGTCGGGAGTGCTGCGCTGAAGTTGAGATCATCGCCAACGTCACGGAAAAGCAACTGGTTAGGACGAGCAACTGTTGAGTCAAACCGCAACTCTCCGGTCTCGGAG